CATCAGACGCAGCTTGTGGCTTGGAACTTTCCACTTTACGTTTATTGTTCCAAAACCGAACAGCCATCACAACTACTGCAATGCCCAGAAATGCTACAACGCTTTTTCCAACCCACCCATCTCTGAGTGATTTAGAATATTCGTCCAAAGCATCTCTACGCTTTGCATAAATTGCTTTAGATTTCTCTATTTGGCGTCTATACTCGATATGACTTGTGAGCATAAAAACTAGGTAAATAACCCAGGACACCAATAGAAAACCTAAACTTTGAAGAAAGAAGCTGAAACATGTACAAGCAGCTACAAGGAAGTGCAGAATAGACTGGAACCTCCTCATATTGTACTGATGTGCATGTGTATGCCACAAATCTAAAAAGTTTTGGAAAGTTGATGACTGATGTACAAACTCTGGAACTAAAGCCACACACATAGGTGCAGCATAGTTAGCCTGAGATTCGACAAAAAGTCTAAGATCCTTGGTCACCATTTTATGAAAATCAAGTTTATGTAACCAATAGAAAAAAGACAATGGTGCCAACCATCTCTGGATAGAGTTGTACACACCTTTCCGTACCCCCATGTAGACACTTTCACCTATCTCCTCTGCAATTCCTTGAGGTTCAGGTTCAGTGACTGGAATATCAGTGCATTCGCAGTATTGGGGTAAACGATTGCACTTCTTACAACACTTAATAGAGGCAAGACACTTAGATTTGACAACCTCCAATTCCTGCTTTCGCTTATGTTTCTTAGCGAGGTAAATAACTGCATCAAGGAAACTGCGCAAAGGTAGCTCCTTACAATAGACTTCTCTGTCCTTCTCACCGATAGGTAAGCGCAGTGTTTGCCAAACAGGAGTGCCTGCACTGGGAAAAACCTTTTCAATACCAAATTGCCATACATCCAAAATTTCATACGGGTTGGCATGGTTTACCAGCTCTGGATGATCAGTATCTAAACTATCTCCTCCAGGAATCCGATATTTAGGTTTGACCTCAGCAGTCACATGGAAAAATCGACGAAGAACAGCAACAGGATAATTACTGTAAATCTTTGCGTCAAGATCTTTCTTATTTGTTG